CAAAATCGCATCATTCATTGATGGTGGTAACACAAAGTCACCAGTAGTTGAGCCGCTTACGGGTAAGACAGGAGCGCCAACGCCAGTAGGACCAAACTTCACTGCAACGCTGGTTGCACCAGTGTTAATCAGGGAAACGAAGTTACATTGGATGTTGGGGTCGTTGTTGACCAAGGCTTCTGAAGTGGCTGAAGCGCCTGCCGAAACAGCAGTAGTTTTGCCAACTACACGAAAAGGAGTAGACATAGATTTTCCTTTGCAAAGATGGGCGGATTTTACCTATTTCTCAGGTAATTTCCTAGATGCCCTTGAAAGATTTTATACCCAACGTGCCCCATTGCAATTTCTGGGTCAATCCAAACTTGACCACCGATTTTTCGCCAGCGAATACAGAAACTGTAATCTTCGCCCCATTTGTAGCCATCCTCAAAGATATGGTCAAACAAAGGGTAAAACTGCTTATCGCGCTCTGCTGTGTAGAAATGACGCTCTGGATATTCAGCAATCATGCGCTCAACGCAATTACGGCTGATTTTCATAAACCCCGTGGCGACTGACTTAACTTCCAAAAGCCCTGTTTCTGGGTCTGCCCATAGTTCAGGCTTGTCAAGATAGTGAAGCGGGTAGCTGATTGGGTCGCGGCGACCAGGGTAAACACCTGCCACTACATCAACTGGAGCATCAACCAGTTTGAGTAATGCACCAGCTTCCCAAGTTACGTCAGAATCAACAAAAATCAATTGGTCACAGTCAGATTCCCAAAAGCGTGTGGCAATGATGCCTCGGCTGTCAGCAATCAGAGCATTGCCAATGTCATCGACTAGCGTGTAACGGTCGCCCCTTTTGACCAATTCCAACGTGTCGTTTATCAGAGAACGCATTGTTCCCATGTGGACCGTTCCCGTGTAAGCAGGAATGGCAATCATTACGTGTTTCATTCTTTTTCCTTCACAAAAAGAAACGCCACCCAATTTTACTCGGGTGGCGCTAAGGCAACTGCTTAATAAATTAAGCGGTCAAACCAACGTTTTTCAGCGCAGTGATGATTGCGTTAGTTGCTGCCACGAACTCGGCAGTTGATGGGCCTGCGGTCAATGCTGTGATTGCGCCTGCTTGAACAACTGGAGTAGTGCCGTAGAAACCCACTTTACCACCGCTAGAAGCGATCAAAGAACCGTCAGCGGCATTGCCGTTCAACAGATAAATTGCGGTTTGGGTTGATGCTGGTCCTGGATTAGACATGATATTTCCTTAAAAAGAGTTTTAAAAAACGGGGGTGTTTAGCCCCCATTCTTGATTAGCTAGCAACGCGGCAAGCCAATTCAGGGTACAGAGGAGCCCAACCATACAACACATCCAAACGAGTTGGGATGCTGTCGTTGTTGATCGTGTACTGGCGAACCACACGCATTGACAAGCCGATTTCTTTATCAGAAGCGCGACCAGCAAAATGCACACCTTCTGGCAACTCTAGGTCAGCCACAGCCAAAGTGAACGCATTTTTGTGCATCACGATGTTTTGGGCAGACACAGCACCAGTTGCGTTGAACTGGGTCACAGCAGCGGTGCTAGAAGTTGTTGGGATGCTCACGTTTTGGAACTGACCAGCAGTGATAACAGCGGGAGACACGGTAACAGCCACGGTAGAACCAGAAGTGATTGTTGCAGCAGTCTTAACCACGAAGTTACGCAGCTTGTTAGAACCGTAAGGTTGGCGGTTTTGTGGGTTAACAGCGTACACACCAGCGATAGTGAATACGTCACCAGCGTTGAGGTTCACGGTTGCAGTTGCAGCAGTGATGCTCACAGAACCAGAAGAAGCCCAACCAGTAGACAAGAAGCCAGTGCCAGTTGTGGTGTTCACAGAGGCAGTAGCGTTTGCGCCGTTAGTGCCGAAAGTTTGCGACACAACGTTCTGGTCCAGTTTCCAGTTCATACCACCAGAATCACGACCCATCAAACCTTTACGGTATTGTGAACCAATGGCTTCTTGAGGAACGAACAAACCTTTCAAGCTGTTCACGATAGAAGCAGATGTGAAGGGTTCAACGATACATGAACGGCGACCATCGCGTGGTGCGCCTTCGCTGTCAAGATAAGCGCCAGCGGTCAAGTATGTCAACAGGTCAGTAGGAACAGTGCCAGCAGTACCAACGATGTTGGCAGTCTGAGCCACAGCCATAGCCATACCGTCACGGTCAATCTTGTTGGCGATTGCAGCGATTGCAGGCTTCAACACACGGTCGCTAAACATATCCAAGGACAAAGCCAAGTCTTGTGTAGTGAACTGTGTGTCAACGTGGAATTGTGTGGACAAGGTAACAGGCACTGAAGTCTCGTTGAAGTCTTCAACGTTCAGGGCAGGGCCAGTAGTACCGATAAAACGACCAGGCTTGCGAACGTTCACGGTGTTACCGATTTTTGCGCCCACGACAGCGAATTGGTCGTCATAGTTGCGGTCAACTTCAGAAGTGAAGGTCAACTCGTTTTCCAAGACCATCAACGCTTCGTTGGTGATCTTGCTAATGGTCAATAAATTGTTTGACATGATTTTCTTTCAAAAAGATTAGGTTTACCGAATTTTCCCTGCGCGGCGTAGCTCTTTCCACTGTGCTGCTGTACCAAAAAAGACCCCGTTGGAATCTAATGGAACATCAGGTGTGTTCTTGCCACCCCGAATTGGTTGAATCGGTGCTGGTGCTTTACTTCTAACAATAGGGGCTGGCTTCTCGGCTTCAGGCTTTGCCTCAAACCTTGCTTCCAACTTCCCAATTTCTCGCAACGCCTGCTTTGGCGACAATCCAGCGATTTTTTTAGCGACTTCATCGTTTTCAGCTAGGTGATACAGGATTTGTGGTCCAACATCACTCTCCAGAATCGCATCACGAATATCGTCATTTACGACCACATCACTCGATGCAACAATGTCATCAAAATCAGGCAAAGATTTCTTGGCTTCTTCTACCTTGCTTGTCCATTGGGTAATTACCTTTTGGCGTTGCTCGGCTTCTTTTGCCTCGGCTTCTTCGCGCTTCATATCAGCAATGCGCTTGTCTGCTGTGTACTCGGCAAGAGCCTCAGCATATTCAAACGCATCACTGAACTGGCTAGGTTGTGGCTTTTCGTCAATAAACTCAGCCTTTTGGGGCTGTTGCTTACCTTCTAAAGCTGCCAAACGCTGTTCTAGTGCTTCCCTTGCTTCACGTTCACGTTGCGCTTCTTTACGCGCTTCTTCACGTTGCTTGGTAATCTCAGAAAAACGGCGCTCAAGTTTGGGATTGGGCTTTCGCTCACCCTCTTGTTTTGCTTCGGCTTCTGCTTCCTCAGGTTCACTCTGTTCAACTTCCTCTGTCGGCTCTGTGGGTTCTTCCACAGCCTCGGCAGGGGCTGGCGATTCAGCTAAACCTAATCTGTTTGCATAAAATTCCGCTGCGTTTTCGCTCGTCAAAACTTGACTTGCATTTTTGTCAGACATTACGTTGTCACTCCGAATTTGCCCCGTTTACCTAACGGGTAAGGTTGTGGTTAATCTACCACAGAATCATTCTTGCATCAAGGGGTTTTGGCCTTGGTCAATATCTTGTGCTGCCAACTGTGCATATTGGTTCTGCTCTGCGTTACGCATTGCAATCTCTTTTTCCAATCGGCCTGTGTCCATGTGGTGCAACAAAAGTTGAACAATTGCGTCTATTTCGGTCTTATTCTGGCTTGTAATTGCGCGGGTGTTCTGGTCGTTGACCTTCACTTCAGCCATTGTTTCGGTGTTGTGCGCCCTTGCGGTCACATCCATCAACTTGCGTTTGTTCTCGTTGTCTTGCTTGACTTGTTCAATGTCCTGACGCTGTTTAATCATCATTTGCATTGCTTCCATCTGCTGTTGCATATCGGCAACTTGCTTCTTGGCTTGTGCCAATTGCATCTGGACTTGTGGCGGAATGTCGCTGTGTTCGTCAATCTGAGCCAATGGGTTAGCAGCGGCAAGGCGGTCAGCAATCACATCAGCGCCAGGCCAATCCATGTTGCGGAACACCAAATCACCGCAAGTCTGCATCAGGCTTGGGTCAGCAGCCAAGATTGGCAGCATTGAATCCACGGCTTCTTGGCGCTTGCTGTTGTAGCCAGGGCCAGTGTCCATAACCACATCGTATTGACCAACAGTCATATCATTCAACACGCGACCAGCAGAATCACGCTGGTTAACGGTCAACAATTCAGGCTTGCCATCATCGCCAATGATTCGCATCACACGCTCGGTGTCGTAAATCTTTGGCAACAAGTCCAAAATAACAGTGCCGCAATGGGAGATTGAGCGCGTAAGGTTGTCGTAATAGTCAAAGTTTGTCAGGTCAACTTGTTGTTGCTGACCGTTCAAAGCCTTGCCAGAGATGTTACCTTGACCCAATTGTGCAGGGTCAAACACGCCCATGATTGACTTAATGTCATCATCCACACCCGCAGCCGCAGCCATCACGCCAGCTTGAGGCGGTTCAGGTTGCAGGCGAACAGGCACAGGCGCAGGGCGACCTTCAATGTCGGTTTGCTTGTAACGCAGGACAGGGAAAGATTTAATGTTGGCGTTTGCCCAATCGTTTTCGTGGCCTTCATCCTGACCTTCGGCAAGCAACCACTTGGCTTTTGGAGCCAATGCAACGCCTTCGGTAATAGAAGTCTGCCAGAAGTTATACATACGCTGTGGGTCTTTGGCNNATGTATTTACCAGCCCAAGTGCCTTCTTCAATCACATCAATTGCGGTCAGCTTGCAATATTTGATGGTCTTTTTGTAAGAATCGCGCTTGTCAACAACGGTAATGCCAGCCAAAGCCAGACGATTGAAGAAATCAGGGTCTTCCGCAAATGTTGCAGAACCATCGCTCAATTGATACAAAGTGGCCTTTTCGCGCACTGTGTAGAAGTATTCAGCGAGGCGAATGTCCTCTTTAGTAATCCACTCAGACTGACTGTCACCCGTACCACGTTGCGTAAACGATGTGCCACCATCAACCGATGCGCTTGGATAAAGTTTTTGAAACTCTTTCTTTGGCATCATTGTTGTAATTAAACAACGGTCAGCGTCAGAGCCATCAGGGGCTACTGAATTAGGGTCAAAGTAGACGGTGAACGGGTTGTCAATCGGGTCAATGTAGATTTCTTGCTCAAAAGAATCTTCCGAAATGTAGTCTGTGCGAACACGGAAAAAGCCCCAACCCATGCGGACAGCGTATTCAAAAGCATTGTCGTAAGCGTGGTCAGCATTGGAATTGTTCTCAATGTGGCGCACGATGCCTTGGATTGTCTGGGCGTCAACCATATCGTCATGCGTATTCATGGCATGAACTTTGATGCGTGGTCGTTGCTGGCGCTGTTGGTTACAAACTTGGCGGCAATAGTTGTCCACCTTATTCACTGTAATAACAGGGCGCGATTCCAGATTGCGTGAGTTTTGCAACTCCACGGGCCATTGGTCGCCACCGCCGAATTTCAAATCTTCCAGCGCCTCTTGGCGGTTATTTGTGTCGGCATCATTTGCCAATTTCAAGAATTCGATTGCTTCTTGAATCCGTGGGTCGTAATCGTCTGCCATATATGTCCTAGGTTGACAAGTTTGCCGATTTTAGCTCATCCAACTATGAGCGCCACCATAATTTTGTTGCGGTCTTGGCCTTCTGCGCTCTTTCGGCTCGTTCACCATCAATCCAATGTAACGGAAAGCGTCAGCCCCGTGTGAATATTGGTCGTGAACTGGTGTTTTGCTGAACTGCTTTGTGTCTGGGTCAACATCGTAACGGTAGTGACGCAGGCATTGCAATCCTTCGTGGCAATTGTCACGGTCAAACCAGCAGTTTCTGAATATTGTCCTGGCTGCGTTGATACTGTCCAAGATTGGAGTTTTTGGGATGATTTTGGTCTTATAGCCAGCCGCCCTAACAATTTCCTCAATACTGCGACCATTCCCTGCCAAAGTCTTGTTTTCTGCATCGTGCGGTAGCCAAAGCGTGTCATAGATATACCCAAACGTTTGCATTTTTGCCAGATACTCGCTCATTGTCTGCTGATTGCCTTCAATGTAGCGAATCAGGCGGGTTTCCATGCCCACAAATTGCAAGAACCAAATGGCTGTGGCATCAGACCAACCCAAGTCAAAGATGGCGTGTACGGGCTTTGTAGGGTCGTAATTGACCCGTGTAATGCGCCCATCCAACTCAGCCACTTGCATTTCTTTGGCAAAGACAGCGCCATCGACTGTTTGGCGGCACAAACCTTCCCAAACCACGTTATAGGCTTGCGGGTCACGGGCTTTTAGCTGTTCTTTCTCAAGTCTCAGCGTTTCGGGAAACCAAGGGTTATCAGACCAATTGATCTTGACCACGATGCAGTCATCAGGCGGCTTTAATACAAATCTTTGGTAAGTTTCGTCTGATTCAAGTTCAGGGTTAAAAGTCACCCATATTTCAGAGCCTGGCTTACGGATGGTTGGAATAAGCACGTTCCAACTCAAACGGCTAGTTGTTTGCGCTTCCTCAACCCAACAAATGTCCACGCCTTCGTAAGACTTGACGTTTGCCACATTGTTCTTCAAGCCAACAAAGCTGAATTCAGAGCCATTTTTGCCGCGAATGTTTGTTTGCGTGATTTCATAAAAACCCATTAGTCCAAGCGCCTCAATCTGGTCGCACAACAGCTTGTGAACCGAATCCTTAATTGAAGTCTGAAACTCACGGGCGCAAAGAATACGCAACTGGTCTTTGGCGGCTTTGATTAGCAACGCCCTGGCAACACCCCATGACTTCGCACCACCCCTGCCACCATACAAAACTTTGTAACGTGACTTCTCAAACAAGCATTGCAGCTTGATGGGAAACTGTGCATTAGCAATGGCGGTGTTTAGTTCGGACATTTCTTCCTTTTAAGTTGTTGGCGCATCGGACTTTTACCCCGATAGTCTTCTAAGCGATGCGCCTAGCGTTCCAGATTCTGAACTTCACCAACACGGCTGAGGACTGCAAACCAAAGACCCTTGACCTTAGTCATTCGTGCACCTATCCAATGGCACAGGCCATCAGAAGGGTATGGTTCGGGACAGCCCACTCCAGTCCCCATGCGTGTTAATTATTCTTCTTCTTGCGGCTTCACAAACGTCACGTTGATACCAGACAGCAACGGCGCACCATCAGCACCCGTAATCTCAGTCTTTGTGCTTTCACGGTACTTCTTCGGGAATCGAGCAGCCATTGATCTTGACCACAACGATGCGTTCAGGCGGTCACTTTCCTTGTTTTCAACCATGTAAGCCTGCGCTTGTTCTTCCCACCATGCTTGCTCAAAGTCTTTGGCTAAGTCCAAGGCATGTAAAAATTCAGGATGTTCATCCCGCCAGTTATATAGCGTTTTAGTACCAACGCCAATATTTGCGGCAATTTGTTCTACTGATTTACCGATTTTCCCCAAATCTATAACCATTTCGCAATAAGCAGGGTCGTAAAGTGACGGGCGACCAACAGGGCGCTTTTCTTGGGGTGTATCAGTTATTTCAGTCATTTTTTCTTTGCTGGCTTTTTAGCAGCTTCACGCTTTTCAGAATAGGCAATCGCCACGGCTTGCTTCACAGGCTTGCCTGCTTTCACTTCTGCCTTGACGTTAGATTTAAACGCCTTTTCGGATTTGCTTTTAACTAATGGCATGGTTTTCCCCAAAGTACGACAAAACGTCAATGTCCTCGTTCAAGTTCCTGAACCGTTCCTCAAACGAGTAAACGATTCCCTTATACATATCGGCATAGTAACGGTTTTTGTTCTTTTTGTAGAACTCCAACTGTTTCTTGGCTATCCCGTAAGCCATTGCCAATGTGTAGATGTTTTCTTTGACTATCATTCTTCAACAGCGCAAATATCCTGCCAGCTCATCCGCAAACAGGTGTCTTCACCCAATTTGATTGGCTCAAACTTCAAATATTCATCTTTAGCTGTGCCAGCAATAGTGCCAAAGTGGACTTTATCGCCCATTTTTAGCCCCATGCGCTCTGCCTCATCACCCAAGGCGACCACATGGCCTGTCGTGGGATAGCCTTCAACTTTGCTCAAGTCCAACACTTCGGACTTAAAACGTTGTTCAGGTTTGACAATGATTTTGTCTCGCAATGGCTTGATGTTCATTTGTCAGCCTTGCGTGTATATTTGCGTTTAGGCTTGTCTTCCGTCATTTCACGGACAGGCAAAGCAAGCATTTCAGGCACTGGCTCTGAATAAGGCACAGGCAAAAACTCACCACACCAATCATGCGGTGAACGGGTTTGAAACAGCGGATAACGCCGACAAACACCAATGCTGTGACCACTATCTACAAAATGGTCACAGGCTTTACAATGACGTTCAACCATATTCAAATCTCCTTATTTGATTTGGCTAGAAGCCCTTGCAGTCCCTTCACGGCTGCTTGGGCTTCGCTTTTTAGCGGTAAGCTGCTTTTTCTTTAACGTAGCAGATGCCAGAAGTCTTGCCAGTGTTGAACTGCTTGTCAGCACCGACTTTGTCTTCCATGCCCATGCCAACGCCACCTTTCAATGAACCTGTGCGCTCGCCGCTACGGTCAGAAGAAGTTGCGCCCATTGGTGCTTTTGCGCCAGTAGTGCTTGGAACGCCTTTGTTTGAATCCATTTTACCCATGATATTTCCTTTGGAAATTGATTGTTTGGTGACTTTATGCCGTTAGTGGCACAATGTCAATGCAATTTTAACAGGAAATTTTATGGCTACCAACTTCAAAATCTCTGGCGACATGAAAGCCAAGAAAACCCCAACTGGTCATTACGAACCCATTAAAGAGCATCGTGAAGAAATGCGCCGCATTGCTGCCGTTGAAAAAGAACTCAAGCGTCACGAAAAGATGCCAGCTTCTAAGGCTCACGGTTAAGGTCTTCAGGCCATTGACCTTGGCCTTTTAGCTTTGCCATAGTTTTTTGCCAAGCCATTACCCAAAGGTCGCGGCGTTGTTCTTTGGTTAATCTGGCGCCACTATCAATTTGAGCGTGGCAAGATTGGCAAAGTGCAGCCGTGTATTCATCAGACGCTTTCAGACCACGGCCTTTGCCACCCAAATCAACCCAATTGCTGTGGGCGGCTTGGGTTTCGCCTTCTATGTAGCAGTTTTGACAAGGCAAGCTGGCTACGTTCTTTAGGTGTGCTTTGCTACGAAAGTAGTTGAACTTGGGAATTGCAATCACTTTTTAACCTTGTCATAATCGCCACGCAAGAACTTTTCTCGTTCTACTTCGCTATAAACAAAAAGAGCGCCAAAGCAAATGCCAGCTAAAGCGCAGATTAAGGCATCAAGCCAAATGTTTCCTGTTGTCATACGATCTCCACAACGTCATGTCCACGACTTTTAATGTAATTGGCGGTCTTGCGAATCATTTTCTCGTATTCTGACCTGGCAATGCTTGTGCGCTGAAGGTCGTGGTATTCCCACATTTCCTTGATGTTGCTCAATCCAACGCCTGACAAACCCATTTTTCCTGTCTTTTGATAACGGTCTGCGGCTTCCAATAGTGCTTTCTGTGATTCTTGGCAATACGGCAAGACTTCAGGCCCAATGCCAGCTTTTGCCATTGTTTCAGCAATGTTGACTACATCCGCAAGCCATCGCCAGTCTTCTGTTGTTCCACGACCATGAACCATGTTGTCAATGGCTGACAGCTCACACAGGCGCAGTTTGTCTAAAGCTGCGTTGTCTGAGATAGCAGCGCCAGCTAGTCCGTGGGCTAGGCTGTTTATCAAAGGATAAATCTTTCGCTTACAGCGTTTACGGCTCATGCTTCACCTCTTGCTCGGATTGCGCCAGCACATTCTGCGGGTTGCATACCAACGTCACGCGCTTGGAAACGGTCACATATCTCCGCACACGCTTCACGCTCTTTAGCTGCTACCAGTTTGGCAAAGGTTTCAAAATCAAAATATGCGAAGTCTTCGCATTGGCCAACTGCATCTGGGTGCTGATAGCCAGCCTGTCTAGCCATCTCAATGATTTCATTTTTATCAAACATTTATCATTCACCTTTTAATTCAACACCATGCTGAGAAGCCCATGCCATAAGGAATTCCACGAATTCGCTGGCTTGTTCTTTGGTGAACTTGCGTGTTTGAAAGCCAAGCTGAACCAATCCATCGTTGTCCAAATTAGCCATAATTTGATTGTTTAGACCTGTTTCACGGCAATATTTGTCCACCAGCAAGCGTTTCCATGTTTCAGAATCCCACTTTGCGCCCATATGCTGCGCTTGCTTGGCAATGTCACCAATGATGGCGTGGTATTTTTCCTCTTGCTCACGGCTTTTGCTCTGCGCCTTGATCTCAAGCGTTAACTTCTTTCCATAAACCAAAGCCTCACGGACTTTTGGCCAAAGGCTAGTCATCAAGGCTTGCGCCTGCTCGTAGCTGTCAAGGTCGTATTTCATTTGAGCCTATCTGCCACCAAAGTGCTATATCCCGCAACGTCATGCCAACTGTCAAAGTAATCAGGGTCGCCATTCAGGATTCGAGCGATCTTGTGACAAATCATTTCCAAAGCCTCGCATTGGTCAGGCGCTAAGTTTTGATAGTCGTATTTCCAAAGGACCGCTTTTAGTTCTTGGCTAATTTTTGCGTGTTCTGCAAATTCACCGTATGTCTTTTGGCGTTGTTTCAATGTTTTTTCAATACTCATATCACTCCAATCATTCTTAAAGCCTGTTCTGGCCCTTCAATTCGTTCTAGGCGACCACCAACCCACTTCTCAAAAAAAACCTGTTGTAGTTTTGTTAAACCTTTTTTGGAATTGGTTTTAACCTCTACCAGATAGGTTTGCCCGTTGTAGCCAACCAGTAAGTCCACAGGCAAGCCAATAATCCAGACATAAGCACCAGCAGCGCGTAAAGCAGAAACAATTTGGTCTTGGTTTGCGTCAACCCTTGCTGCATATCTCATTTTCTTCCGCCACCACGTTTACGCCATCCACTCATGTGTTTTTTTCCTTTAGTTTTGCCTCGACAGCTTCTACTAAATCTCTCAAGCTGCCACCTTCTTCCCAATCAATATCATCTTCCTCATCCAGCCCAACCCATGTGCGCTGTGTTGCTTCTTCAAAGTCTGCACGAATACCGGCAAGGTTCATTTGCAAGTTCATGTTTCGTTTAATGATTTTCTCAACGTCTTCGTCTGTCATGTCTTACTCCTTAATGCCGTGGGCGGCTTCGATGGCACGGGCAAAATAAATATCACTTGAAGTTCTCAGCGAACATTCAGCAGAAATTAAAGCAATTTCCGCATCGCTTAAGGGTTTACGTTTGGGATGTTTATAAAGTGGAATGCTTGTCTTATTAAGGTGGTCGTCATTCTTGTTATGCCAACGCAACCAACCTTTTCCGTTTTCTGTAATCCACGCAACAGGTTCTCTTTTACTCATTGCTGCTCCTTAATGCCGTGGGCGGCTCTTGCTTTCCAACCGCGCCACAAATAGTTAAGTTCTTGTGAGGTATATCCGCCAAGTCTTTCACGCTGCAATTCAACTGGATTACATATCGTGCGGACTGCGTAATCCTCAAACGCTTTGCGCTCTTGCTCATCCGTCAGCGGCTTGCGCTGTGGTGGGGTGGTGTAGAGAGGTGTTTCCTGCAATATGTCTTGCAAAGCATCGCGTGCATCTTCTTTACCAAGAAAGGAATTCCCCATCAAAGTCAGCACCATGCTATCTGTTGGTTCTTTTAATGGCTGTGGCGGAGAAAACAAAGTTGTTTTGCCAGAGCAGTTGCATTCAACAACCGTGTAAGGCACGCCATCGTCTTTCCAAGGCCTTTTGTAAAGCGGTTTGTTGTAATCATCAACCAACTGACCGCGACCACACTCAATCCATGCTCGCTTTTCGTCAGCGACCATCGCCTTCATTCCGTCGTCACGCATCCACGCCACAGGCTCCTGCTCTGGCTGTGCCAAGGCTTCTTTGATGGCGGTGATGGCTTCACGAATTGTTTTTGGAATTTGTAGTTCATTATGAACAGCATAGGCTCTTGCTTCATATTCCAACGCCTCAAGCGCCAGCTTTAGCGCGTCAATTTGCTTGCTCATAATGTTGCTCCTTTGTTTTTTCTGCGTGTTTCCCATCCTTTTAAAACATGAGTTTTTGCAGAGATTGACATATTTTTTCTTCGCTCAGCGCTGAATGAAACGCCTTTTCTAACTTTTGACAGATTGCGCTTATGTTCATCAGAAAAAACAATCCCTTTTTTTGCCTCTGATAGTTTGCGTCTGGTTTCTTGCGATGGGTTTGATAAACCTTCTCCACCGTCTGTCAGGTTTACCAATTCGTATCCCATATCCTTGAAACACCAGATAAGGAATTTTTCATGTTCAAACGCTTCTTGCTCTGTCTTCCATCCAGCCAACTTTATTGGTACAACGCCATGTTTTAATACTACGTTTTGCCAATAATTGTTGCGGTTTGTTTGACGAGCGATACGCGCTTGCTTTCCTTTTCCTATATAGAACACTTTGTTGTCTGTGGCACGCAAATGTGCATACGTGAAATAGGTTTCCTGAGCTGTTTGTGTTGTCATTGTTAAACCTCGAATTCACCTGTTGATCTACGCAGAAGCCAATAAGCATCTTCATTTTTCATATACAAATCACCAGCAATATCATCCCAATACAGGTATTCCAGTTGGGCTTCCATTGCGTACTCAAATTGCCAATCTTCAATGTGAACACGCATCATTAGCAAAGCACATGACTGTTGCCAATAAGCATCAAGCAATGCAACCAAATCTTCTTTCATAGCGGAGCCTCTGGCAGTTGTGCGCGTTGTTGTTGCGCGTGTTCTTTGATTTGCTTGGCAGTCCAAGGAACTGCGCCTGTTGCTGGTGGAAAAGGCCAATTAGTCATAGTCGCTGTCCCTGTATTGTTTTGGATAGCCACCAGTTCCTTTGCATTTGTAGCAGTTAGAACCATCCCACATACCTTCGCCAGAACCATTGCAAGCTGGACAAACGTAATCGTCATCGTAATCATCATCAACGTAATCGGTCATGGCTTTACCTCTGCGTCAACAATGCGAATCAAAGCGGCAATCATGTCTTTGGCCTGTTCTTTGGTCAAACTGACATGACACCTGGCAGCTTCAGTAACCAAACCAAGCCAAACGTGACCATCGTATAAGTCAACGTTAACGTGACGGCGCTTGTGTATCGTTTCAATTTTTGTGTCGAGTTCCATTACATAGTCTTTCATTTACGTTCATTAAGTCGTTCTCTTACCGCTTCAACCAACCCCTTGAAAATGCCAGACGGGTCATCTTCCAACTCTTGCGCCCGTTGCTTGGCGTAAGCAATCCAGCCCTTCTGTAAAGCCATCTTTGTCAGATGCTCCACTTGTTGCTCGAATACTTGGTTGAAATCCATCTAAGTCGCCTGTCAGTTCAAGTGCTTTGTTGATTGTGTCTAGATTATAAGACAGATTATCCTTAACTTGGTCAAGAATTTCGTGAGCTTGAAAATAGTTCATACCTTGTTGCCTTTAAGCAACTCGGCAATCTTGGCCTGTACTTCAGCATTTGGCTTGGCAGCGCGTTTGCTATCTTCTTCAATCTTCCGCAACGCAGCGTCTTGGTTTGGCGGTGTTGGTGTTGTAACGTGAGCCACATCGTATTTGTTGGAAAACGATTGTTTAGGCGCAACCCAATCAGCCTCAAACCCAACCCATTGCTTCAAGCAACAGTGGCTAATCGCTTGCTCCAAACTCCAACCAGCTTTTTCAACTTGTTTAACAAACTGCTTCCAACCAGTTTCAGTTATGGTCTTAGCGCCCTTACCTTTCCTAACCGTCATCCAATCATCCCAAACTTGCTGATTAACAGATTCAGGACAAGCAACGCCAGTTGCTGTTTTCTTTTTAGAAGATGTAGATGCAGATGTAGATGAAGGGGTTGGTTTTTGCTTATCCTTAAGGTTAACCTTACCCTTATCCATCAATGCAGGGTTTCCACCTTTAGAGCCACCCGCAGCCCTTATCTGGCGTAGGTTTTCATCACGAATCATGCGCTTGGAGTAAATCACACCTTCGTCAGTTGTTTCATAAACGCCTGCTGTGGATAACTCCTCTAGCCAACCTTCAACAATATCTAAGGTTTCGCCAACCATGCGTGAAAGGTTAAATGCAAGGATAACCTTGTCTCCAACCTTTAGGTGTCCGTAAGGTGAACCTTCGTGCATAAAGCAAATCATATCCATCCACAACCCACGAGCGCCTGTTGAGCATGAGCGTAAAGCTGTATCTCGCAACCAATCGCTTGGATAAAACTGAAATGATGGTCGTTTCATTTTTGCAACTCCTTCAACCAAGTCCAATATTCATCGGATAGTTGCTGTCCTTTTGCAAAAAGAAACTTATGCAATGGATATTTAGGCTCAACATCAATGCCAGAAAATCCAGCGGCAATGTATGAAATTTCTTCTTTGTTGTAAGGCCCATCAATAGGTAAGCGTGACATTACTTCAAAAAACACATCAAAGTCTTTTGAATGTTCTATTTCATGGCAGTTTTCACAAAGAACAGAATATTGCTCATGCTCGTATTCCCAAGGCTCTTTTCCTTTGGCATACATCTTGTGATGAACGTGCAAAGTTGATTCCGTATCGCTGCAAATGTTGCAAGTGAAATCATTGTCATTAAGCACCTCAAGGCGCTTTTTTTGCCAACGTGGGTCTTTTAGCTTTTCAGCATAGGTCTTTTTTGCCATAAGGCTTCTCCGCAAACTCCCTGAAAGAAACAAGCGGCAGGGGGGGAGTACCCTTTTCAGTTGGGGAGCAACTCCCAACCTAGCCGTGTTTCAAAAAATCATACCATCAATTGAACCACAAGTAAAACCCGTGAAGGATTCCAATTGGGAAAAAGATAGCGCCAGCGACTAGGAAACCCCAGAAGCCTTGAGCAAAACAAGTAAAGATGTGGGTAAGCCAAGCAAAGCCACAAAGCAAAGCGATAAATTCACCCATCAGGATTCCTTCACAAAGATGCCATCAGCGTTCATGTAGCCTTTGCGGTCTTTGATTTGCTCGTAAGCGGCAGAAAGGCAATCCTCAAGATTCACATCAAGCAAAGCGCAGACGTTGATTAAGCAAACAACGGTATCGCCCACAGCGTCAATGGCTTCAGCTTTGTTGTTGTCACGCAACGCATCGACCAGTTCGTTGATTTCCTCAACTGCTTTGATCGACTGAGCAAATGGTGTGCTGTTTGGGATGATCTGACGGGCTTCAGACCAACGAATGACTTTAAGTTCTGTTTCTGCGTAACTCATTTTTTCTCCTTGTTTAGTGGGATAGCTGACCCACGTTTTCGATTGCATGAACTACATACTGGAACAACATCCAAAGGCTTGTTGTAATCCCTATGGTCATAAACAAAAGCTGGTTTGTTGCAATCAACACAAACACATTCTTTTGCGCGTTTTAATCTGCCTGCTTTAATTTCTTTTTTTACAGCATAAATTGCTTGCCTTTGACCATTGTTGACACCAGCGCGTGAAACACAAGTCCAGCAAACTTTTGCGCTTGATTCTCTGCCAATGATTTCACCGCCACAATGTTTACAGGGTAATGTTATTTTTGTTCTTTGAACCATTTTGGCCTTAACAATTTAAGTTGCCAGATTCGTGCTTTTGGCACTTCTTTCCATGCCGCAACCGCTGGCTGGCTGATACCAAGCAGTTTGGCAAGCTCAACTTGTGAGCCTGCTAGTTTGATAAGGTCTTGTTTGTTCATGTGTGAAATGTAACATAAGCTAGGTTGTTGCGGTAAAGCAACGAAATAAAATTATTTTTGTGAAATGTTGGAAATCTTCATAAATTGGCTTATAGTTCATTCATCCCGTAGCGCAACGCAAGCGGTAACTTAGGAAACAAAATGAAACTTAACGAAACAACCCGTACATATCCCCGCACGATGCAAGAAGCCTATCCAAACACTTATGACGCCATCCAAGCGCGTCAACGTTGGGAATGGATGGAAGGCCACCGTTCTGACACAGCCGCACAAGCTGAGTTCTGGGTTTACATCGCTTGCTCGTTTGCAGCAGGTTTCTTAGTTCACACACTCTGGGGTTAAACATGAAAAACATTGCGACAGCTTTGGTAAAAGCACAACGTGAGTTTGGCCCTGCACTCAAGACTTCCACCAACCCGCACTTTCGTTCACGCTACGCTGACCTTTCAGCTTGTGTTGAAGCTGTGATTGATGCGCTTAACAACAACGGAATCTATCTTCTCCAAAAAAACTACGACTGTGCCGATGGCATCATGGTTGAGACTGTGTTTGTTCACGAATCAGGCGAAATGCTTGAATGTGGCATTGTTCACTTTCCTGCCACAAAGAAAGACCCACAAGGATATGCTTCTGCGCTGACTTATGGTCGCCGTTACAGCTTGATGGCTGCTTGCGGTATTGCTCCAGAAGATGATGATGGCAACCGCGCCAGCCGCCCAGAAAAGACTGTTGTGGATTCCAGCATGATGGCTGACCACATCACCGCCATTCAAGATGCAACTGACGAAGCATCATTAAAAGCCGCCTACCAAGCAGCTTACAAAGCCTGTGGCACAGATGCTAATTGGCAAAAGAAAATTATTGCGGTCAAAGATGAAAAGAAAGCATCACTCAAATGACAAATATTTCTTATGACAGACTAATCGAGTTGGTTGATTACGACTGTAAAACTGGATTGTTTACAAGAAAGAAAGCGGTTGGCAGATCGTTTGAAGGCCGTATTCTTGGCTATCAAAAGAACAATGGTTACATTGCTTTTACTCTTGATTCAAAAAAGTATTACGCGCATCGACTAGCTTGGTTGTTTGTTTATAAGAAATTACCAATGCATGATGTAGATCACATTGATGGAGATCGTACAAACAATAAGATTGCAAATTTACGCGACATTCCAAGGTCTTTAAATCTTGAAAATTCTGTAAAAGCAAAATCTAGCAACAAAAGTACAGGTCTTATCGGTTCATATTTCCATGAGCCAACTGGTAAATTTATGTCAAGAATTCAGGTAAACAAAAAAGACAAATATCTTGGTTTGCATGAAACAGCTCAACTTGCACATGAGGCATATATGAGCGCAAAGAAACAACTTCATAAAGGATATGTAGCATGACTGAAATAGAACAAGGAACGGATGCTTGGAAGGCAATCCGTTGTGGAAAAATCACAGCTTCTCGCGTTGCAGATGTAATTGCTAAAACAAAGTCTGGCTACTCTGCTAGTCGTGAAAATTACATGGCACAACTTGTCTGTGAGCGAATGACAAATTCGGTTGCTGAATCGTTTTCAAATGCGGCTATGGCTCACGGCACAGAAATGGAGCCAATTGCTCGAGCAGAATACGAAACTCGATTTGATGTAATGGTTGACCAAGTAGCATTTGTAGATCATCCAACAATCCCTATGACGGGCGCATCACCAGATGGTTTGATTGGCTCTGAAGGTCTTATTGAGATCAAAGCGCCACAGACAAACACGCATATTGAAACATTGTTGAGCCAAACAGTACCAGGCAAATACATTACTCAAATGCAATGGCAAATGGCCTCAACAGGCCGACAATGGTGCGATTTCGTCAGCTTTGACAATCGTTTGCCTAATGGACTTCAATTGTTTGTAAAGCGCGTTCCACGCGACACGGCTTACATTCAAATGCTTGAAGAAGAAGTCAAAAAGTTCCTCATCGAACTGGATGGCAAAATTATGAAACTAAACGAACTGAAAGAAAAAAATGGCAATAGTTTATGAAGTGACGGTCAAGGCTGGCACATACCAAAAAGACGGTCAGGAAATGGTGCGTTACCAACGCATTGGCAGCGTCATTGAAACCAAAAAAGGTCAGATGCTAAAACTTGACCAAGTGCCTTTAGTTGAAGGCGGATGGTCTGGTTGGGCTTATCTGTTTACCCCTTTGACTGAAGAAGAAAAAGCAGCAAAGAAAAACGGATTTGCGCCAAAGAAGTCAGCAGAGTTTGATGACGTAGAGTTTTGATTTTTGGGGTGAAAGCGGATGCTGTGAATGAAAATCTTATGGTGCGAACCAATAGAGGCTTAAAGAACACAGCCCACAGACGTAGCGAGTAGCCCCACCCATTTGCATAGGAACGAATATGTTTAAATTTTTCAGAGCAAGAGCAACAGACGCAATCACCAGCTTCCAAGCGGCTGATTCAATCAAAGACGTAGCCAAGATGCATCAAGAAGTCATCTTTGCCGCACTCCAAAGATTTGGCCCAATGGGAAAAGACAAGATCGCAACCACCACTGGTCTTCAGTCGAATCAAGTAGCCAGACGGTTAAGCGAATTGGAAAAGATGGGATTGATTGAATTGACGGGCAAAACAGTCAAATCCAATAGTGGCAGGAATGAACGTGAATGGCGATTCAAACCAATTCAACAGGAATTGCTATGATTGAATTTTTTATCTTGGCACTTTTGATTGATTGGATTATTGATGTTTATTAATGCGTTTCACCCAGACTACGTTAAAACGTATATGCCAGAGTTTCTTTCCACAATTCGTGCGGAATCAATAGCCAGAGCAAACGGCGAAAAGTTTGGTTCAAGGTCTAGGGCAACCCGTGAAAGCGTTAACACAAGCGTTAACACAATCAGCGCGTTTCCAAAGACTAAGCGTGTGTCAACAGCACCAACCGAGTTTTTGATTTATTCACGGGCAGGTATGCCAAAGGGGGTTAAATGAGCGATGGCGGCAAAGGCGATACCCAACGCCCAACAGACCACAAAAAATGGTCAAATAACTACGACCAGATCAAGTGGACAGTAGAAGAAGATGAAGAATTCGACAGAATCACTCGAACAAGTGACAGCGTACCAAAGCAACCTGCGCCGAGCAACGATTTGGCAGGATAGAGACGAAAACACCGCCAGGGTTCGCGCCTTGGCGGTGTGGCGATGCAAAGTCTGTGATATTTACTTTAGCAACTTAAAAGCAGCAAGGAGACACAAACATGAGTAACGTGGCAATCATTTCATCAATTCTTGGCCTTGGCGTTGTGCTTTACGTCATCGTTTTTGCCGTTGTGCTGGCTTTGTTAGTTAGCCATGACTGACTTTAAACAAGCGTCATACAAGGCTTGGCGTTGTTCCAAACCAATGTAACCACCATTGATCTTTTTGGTCATACCCTTAATGTCGCCTGCGTCTGCGAATGTGGATAAGGAATTCGCTTTCCAGAACCATCCTGCTGACCTTGCGGCATACAAAGGTTCAAGAAGCAAATCAGGGTTATCGACAAGGCCAACACCCAAAGCTGTTGCACAACGCGCATAGTTGTCTTTCCCTGTAAGTTGTTTCAGTCCACGACCACGGAACTTCCATCCTTCACCAGATTCGGCAGGACCGTTGCCCATGCGAGCCGAGTAAACCAAGTTTGCAATTAGTTCAGGTTTGCCAGCTATGCTGTTAGCCACAGCCGTAGGGACTAACTTTCCGTTTTCTTTAATTGGCTTCTTATCCGCACCAAGAACAGCAAAACGATTAGGCCAACAAGCAGCCAAAGTCGCAGCGCGGTAATTAAGATTTTCGGACAGCATCGTATAACCGCCAGATTCATGCGAAGTCTGAGCCAAGAAACCAGCGATTCTTTGGGGCGTGTTGATTTCAAACTCATTACAAGTGGCAACTATTGCATCAATCCACTTTTCAGGGTTCTTAACCTTGGCCGCTTGCAGATTTGCAATGGTTGGAATCATTTGTCACCAGCCATTTCTTTTTGCTTTTTGTCCACATCTTCTTGCGACTTATTGCTTGAACCGTAGAAGAATCGAATTAACGAGTTAACAGCCGTACCGATCAAAAAGCCCAAAATAATGTTGATGAAGTCACGGTTGCGGTTTTCAATTGGCAAAAACGACACTAAAAAGAAATACAGGAACGACACACCAGTGATAAACCAAGCGTAATGTTGACTGAACTTGCGTGTGCCTTCATCGTTCATATACATATCCGTGGCGCGTTGGGTTGACTTTTCGTCAAGCGCAGCCATGAATTCAGAATGACGGTTTGCTTCTTCCTGAAGTTTGGCGTTGTATTCTGGTGTCGCCTCGCCTTCTGGCTTTAACTCCATGCCTAACTTTTCTTGAACGGCATCAACGCCTTTTTCAATTACTTGGTCGGCAACTTTGTGCATCCCGTTGTTGATTAGGTTAGCCACAATTCCAGCAACGATTGGTAACATTACTTTTCCTTCACTTGTTTCAAATCTTCTTTTAACTTACGCAGTTCTTTCGCTTCTGCCTTAATCTCTGCCTTCATCCACAACGTTTCCACATAGGCAATAAAGCACAAGGAAAACACAACAACCAAGACACACAAGACGATTAAGTGAGCCAGAAAGACACCCGTTCCCCTGTCTGTTTTTTTAATTGCCACATTAACCACCCAAGAAAAACTAGCCCTGTTATCGCCACGCCAACATCAATAGATTTGTTTCTGATTTCCACCATTAACGCCTCTTGCTTCAGTCTGGCAACTTCATCTTCATGCTCTTGCTTTTGCCTAGCTTCCGTTTGTTCAGCTTCAATCTGGTCACGCATCGCCTCAAACTCTGACCACAACGCACCCAATTCAGGCGGCGATTCGTAAATCATTTGATGCTTTATCTCTTGGTGCATTGACTGCAATTTATTGCGAATCAATATACGCCTTAAAGCCATCCGTTTTAGCGATACGTCAGCAGATTGAACTTTTTTAGCTTCTCTTTCCTGTTCCCAGAAAATTGCTTCTAGCCTGTCAAACGCATCAAACATTTCGCCAAGGTTGTCACCAATCTTGAAAATAACCTCTGACGGGTCGGCTTTGGCTACTTCCGCAACACGCGCCTTTTCAGCCTCAATCTTTTTAGCCTGTTCCTTAGTAACCGTCTTGCCAGCGAATTGACCAGAAATTTCATCATAGATTTGCTTTACGTTTCCAGCTACACCCTTGACTTCTTTGTAAAGAGCGCAACCATCTTTGACTAGCTTAAAAGCCGTTGTCGCCGCGAATAACGCAGTCCCAATTGGCACATCACAAACCGATTAGTCTTTTGAAAAACTCAGCAGCAGCGCCAGGTCCAAGAAGCACAGCCGCCATTACCGCATAAAGCAAATACTCAATTTTGGTCATGCGCTTCTCACCGTGAGCCAGCGATTCATTGATCTTTTCGTATCTAAGCGCACAAATTTCTTCATGCGTTGATAACCTTGCGTCAGTTGCATCAATTGTTGCCATGTTATGCCTTCATAACGTATGCCAAAGCATAGTAAGGCGGCAAGTTTGCGTTTGTTCCGCTTACGCCAGTAGATGCGTTTGTCACAGAAATGCCAGTTGTATTGTTTGCAATAGTGCCAGCAGCTTGTGGGGTAACAACGCCGTTACCACCACCACTTGACCCGCCTGTTGAAGCATAAGCTGTGGTCGTGTGGTTGTGGCCTGGGTCTGTCACAGATGCCGTGTGCGTGTGAGCAACAACAATTGCATCAGTAGAACCGCCAGTTGCACTTACAGCATAAGTAGAACCAGCGCCAACAATAAACTTGTCACGAAGGTCTGGAGTTCCGTTTGTGCCATCGCACAAATACCAACCAACAGGAACAGAACCGATTGAGCCATACCACAGCGAAATCATGCCTGTTGGAATTGTGGTTCCGCTTGACGTTGGCTGTGTGCCAATAATCCCGTAAAGGTTATCGTATGTTTGAATCGTTGCATCGTTTGCGTCTTTCAACACAAACTTGTAGTTGTAACCATAGGTCAACCAGATTTCATTTTCAGGGCGACCATCAACACCCAAAACAATAGGGTTTGCGTTTGCGTAAACGCCACCATTGTCTGAGTAAGTAGCCAATGGCGTACTTGAACCAGCTTGGTAGGTGTAGAGTTTGCCACCAGCAAGCGGGATGCCCAAATTGCTGAAGAACTGAAAGCCGTTACCGATGGGTGAAAGATTGACTGCCATTTTTAGTCCTTAGTTGCCATGCCGCGCATTTCTATGCGTGGGATTTCTGAAAGTCTTGTACCTTGATTTGGTTGCAAAGATTGTAAATAAGCAGCATAAGCAGCAGTTGGAATTTTTGAAACATTGATTTTTTTAGGAGCTTCTAATCCACTACGAATTGCGCCAGCTTCTAAACCTTGCTCTAAGTAACGAGCAAAACCAGGATTATTTAGAGCTTTTTGAGCAAGTTTCGGAGCTAAATAACCACCTGCTGCACCTTTTGCAGCACCACCCCAGTCGCCTTCATAAGCGCCATAAGCTGCACCGCCAACCGCTGCTGGAATAGCTTGAGCTAACAAACGTGATGTTGTTCCGCTATTTGGCACTTTTTCTGGCAAGATAATTTTGCCAGCAGCAGCCAATTTAGCCAATTGTGGGTCATCTTGATAGAAAGACCAACGTTTACCTTTTGTTGCCAAAGAGTTGTAAAGCAATGATGGACTGACATTGCCTTCTGGGTCTTTCAAAGCAATATCTTCAATTTTTTTCATGTTGCCATATTGCTTGTTTGTAGCTTTAAGCAATGCAACATCTGCTTTGTTTCCAATTTGTTCAGTTGTTCGTGTCAAACCATCAAGCAAAGCGTCTTTAATGTCACGCGCATATGCAGCAACATCTGTATCTTTGCTTTTACCTAATTTATCAAGAACTTTTTTGATAGATTGGTATTGCTCACCATGTAAACCGCCGCCTTGTTCTTCAGCTTTAGCAATAATATTTTGCAATTGACGATCAACAGCTTTAAATTGATTTGGGTCAACTAATGTTTGTTCTGCTTCTGTACGAATTGTATTTAAATTATTTTGTAGCTCTTTATCAAAATGAATTGAATTACGGGAAGCAATGTCTTCATAATTTTTACCAAGACGATCTTTTGTTTTTTGGATAACTTCTGGAGTAATGCTTGAAGCATCTTCGCCCATAGTTTTAGCAATAGCTTTGTTGTAAGCCTGCTTTTGAACGCCACTAAATTCATGTTGTGCGCCAGCAGTAATTGGATTGTCATTCAAAGCAGCTTTTACACGTTCTAACATCTTTGAGCCAGTAGCTTGTGCAGCATCCAATGGAATACCAGCTTTTTTCAAAGTATCAACTGCATTGCTTGCAATTTCACCAATTTGATTTTGTACTGGTTGAGCAACACGCCCAAGCGCGTTAACAATACCCAAACCAGCAGCACCTAAACCAGCGCCAGCAGCAATGTTGAACGCTTTGTTTTCTTCTTGCAAAGTAGGCTGCAAAGCACCTTGCAAAGCTCCAACACCTGCGGCAGCTTTATATGTTTGTGGATTCATTAAGGCGCTACCAGCACCGATAGCACCAGCACCTTTAAGCGCAGCACCGCCAGCCAAAGTTTGACCAATGTTTCCAACCATATAGCCAAGCATACCTGGCGTTGATTCCATCAAATCTTTAGAAGCAATGCGCTCTTGCTCAATGTCTTTTTGTGTTTGAGAAGCAGATTCTGCCGCTGTTGGCATACCCATTTGAGCGCCAAATTTAGCAACGGCTGAATTATTCAATTGTTTTTCAAGAAATTGAGCAGGAATGTCCAAAAGTTGTTTTGCGCCCATTGCCGTATCTGTTACAGATTTTCCAGCACCTTTGGCAAATTGTGTCATCCAACTTGTTTCTTCTTTTTTAGGTTCATCAAGTTGAATTTTTGATTCATCTATTTTTGATTCATCAAATTTTATTTTTGAAGGTTCAATCTTGTCTTCATCAAAAGAAATTTGTGATGGGTCAATACGCATATTGCTATTGACTTTGTTTAAGTAATCACGAGTTTCTTGATAAGGCGCATCTTTGCCTTCAGCAACAGATTTGCCAGATTTTGTGCCACCGTTGTAATGCGCCAATGCTGCTTGAACACTTCCATATTGTTTCATCAAGTCGGAAAGGTATCTAGCAGCTCCATTAGCAGAACTAACTGGGTCAGTTGTATCTACACCATATGCTTTTGCAGTTTCTGGCATAAATTGAAAGTCACCTTGAGCGCCTTTACTGCTAACAGCTTTGGAATCTCCACCACTTTCAATTTTACGAACAGCACTCAAAATGCCAGATGGCAATTGATATTTTTCTTCCAGCGATGAATAAAGATGGTCCATTATTGGTAACTCCATTGTCCATTTCTGAAAATGACTTTTTTGCCGTTATATGTTCCAGTTTGACCTTCTTTGTAGGACTGAGACTGTCCTTTTGGCTGAGAAGGTTCAACTTTTCCAGATGGAGTTTGAGGCAATAAGCCTTGTTGTTGACCCATTTTTTGCCAATCAGCTTGCCAAGTTCCAGGGTTGTAAATTCCTTTTTCTTTGGCTTGTGCCATTGCTTCATTTTCTTTAATTGATGCGCCAGCAAGACGATCATAAAAGTCAATAAAACGCTTGAGCGTTTTAGGGTCAGAATTAACGCTAGGATTGTTAGATTCAAAGTTTTTAACTTCAGAGGCAAAAGGACTACCTTCAGCAGATTGTCTAGCAGCAGACATAATGCTTGATGCCATAAATTTCTGCAAAGACTGTGTGGCAGCCAAATCGCCATTAGCAACTTTGTTTACCAAATCATCTGGTGCGCCGATAGCTTGAAGTTTTTGACCAAGTTGAGCATAAGTTGTTGCACCCGCGCCTGGTTTAAATTCATCCAAAATGCCACGCATTTCAGTTGAACGTTGCAACCAATCATTAGATGCCTGAACGCGACCTTGCAATGTTTTAGCGTATTCACTACCCAAACTAACATCTGCAGTCGTTGGGTTAATGTTTGGAGATTTTTGGATAGGCGGTGCAAGTTCTCCAGTTGCTCTTGTAACACCAATAAGATTGCCAGCAGCATTTGTTGTATATGAAGGAAGATTAGCATTAAATTTATCAGCCGCACTAGCTTGCCTATTTCGCATATTTTCAATTTGTGCGAGATAGTCAGCCATGTCTTTGTTTTTCAAGGCTTCACGGGCTTGGGCAAATGGTCCATTTGGCATACTTGGGATGCCAATGCCATTTAAATATTTTTCGGTGTTATCCAATTCTCTAAGCGCAGTTTGTGCATCGCCTTTTTTCTCATGCAATCGAGCGCGAGATTCAAGACCTGTCAAAGCGCCACCCATTACATCCAAATGACTTTTATCAAGATTAAATTTGGCTTGTTGAGCTTCTGTGGTTGCTCTTTGAACAGCCAAAGGATTCATTTGTTGTAACTGCTCAACTTCCATTTGCGCTTTTTGAAGCTGCAAAGGATTGATTTGTTGCGCTTGTTGTAACTGTTGAGCGCCTTGGGCAATACTAAGCATTTCGCCCAAAGTCATGCCTTGTGGCGGCTTAACGCCTAACGCAACTGGTGTGAAATCTGCCATGATTTTTCCTTATGTTTTCAAAGTCAAAGACTGTGATGGCAAACTGTAATCAACAGGTCCAACATTACCGCCTGAAGGCGTATAAGTTAAATTGCTTGGGTTTGTTGTTGCTTGTGGCTTTAACAGATTGCTTAAATAATAAGCATTTCCAGCGCCTTGGATTCCACTACCAATTGCATTTGCAGCGCCAACGGTTCCAGCAGCTTGAGCAGAACCAGCGTTAGAGATTGCATTGCCAACATTTGATGCTGTTTGCGTACTCATTTGACCAGTTTGACCAAGTGATGTTTGACCCAATCCAGCAATTCCAGCCAATGTGTTGTAAATGTTTCCACGTTGAGTTTGGAAACGATTAAACGCATTGCCATATTCTTGGCTTGCTTGGCCTTGTGTGTAGTCTTGCAAACCAGCCAAAGCATTTCCACCAATAGTGCCACCACCTAAATTGGCCTGACGCATTGCTTGATCTTGACCCATTTTTAGGCGGAACGCATAGCCAGGGTCAATGCCTGCGGCAAAATCTTCTGGCGTGAATTGGCGCGTCAGATATGGCTTTAGTCCTGCTATGTCATTTAACGCAGAATAACCAGCTTCGCGGTAAGGCGCTTGCTGTTGGTTCTGAATATCAAACATTGCCTTCTGCATTGCGGCAGATTGTTGTGCGGCTCCAGCTTGCGTGTTTGCTGCATTTTCAGCGGCATTAGCACCAATCAAACCACTAACAATGCTTCCACCAGCTATGGCTAACGCTGCTCCAATAGGCATAATTATTTCTCCTGAATTAAGACTTCATCAACCTTTGAAACATCTGTTTCCTCAGTTGCATGAACACAAAACCACGCAGCATCTTCCAACGCCTCAATCATGTGATTGATTCCAGCCTTGATCTCAATGCAAGCTGGTGCTGTATATTCTTTTTCAAAATCATCTGTCCTCACAATCACTTTGCCACTTGACAAAATGCTCAAATGTGAATAGTTGTGCTTGTGACTAATTGCTGCATATCCCTTGGGAATCAGCATTTCTTTAGCATAAATACCATCAGAAAAATGATGAACAGTGCCTAAATCACACTCGAAAGTGCCTAATCTTTGTGCAGCAATGTTTGAGATATTCATATCATGGATTGTAATAGGGAACCTTAAAAGGTTGACCATTTACAGAAATGTTTATGAAACCAACAGGGTTTGCAGGCAAAGACGGGCCACCAGATTGCGTGGTTGCCGTTGCTGAAGACGAAAAGTTGATGATGTTCAAAAAGAACTGTTGCCACGCCCTAGTTGGGCGTTTACTTGCCACATCCAAAAACTCGCTTTGTGGATATGGGTTGATTTGCGGCGTAGTGTAAAGACCGTTTGACATTAGTTATCTGCTCCGCTTGCTTTAAGGTTTGCCGAAACAATGACTGCGTTAACTGGGTCAGTTACAGAAACTTCAAACACCCTGTCACGCGACCAACCCAATCTGCGCCAAATGGCACGATTCTTGTATGCGCCAATTTTGCCAATAGAAGCCCAATGCTCATTTGACCATGTTGAACCGCCATCGTTAGACCAACGAAGCATTGCCTGTGGCGTTTGCCCTGGGTCATTTGAGTTGCCCACACCTGGCTGGAATTGGATTTGCAATTCTTCAAAATACTGACGTTGTAAGTCAGAAACCAAATGTGGAGCGCGGCGCAAACGGCGAATTGTTTGTCCGTTGTCTGTGTAATTTTGACGGTCTAGTTTGTAGATTTGACCATTTTCATAGTCGCCAACATAGACAGAACCTTGGAAAGCAGCGCAACAATTACCACGGTGACGCTCGTATTGACCACGATTGTTGGTGTAAAGCCACTTGTGCCACATACTTGATGCCAAGTCATAAGCCCATGTCAATCCCACAGTCGGGAAAGTCACAACATAACACTCATGGCCTTCAAGCTGGTAAGTCCAAGCAATTGCATCGTCAATGTACTGGCCCGTAATGCTGTTCTCAACTGCGTGAGTTGAAATTCTTGTCGGGATGTAGCCATTCATTTGCATGATTTGCGCTTCACCACGGTTGTTGCGTGAAACGTAAGCAAAAGAATTGCCAAATCTAGAAACAGAATATGGCGCAGCAATGCCGTGTTGGGTAGAAGTGCCAGGGATGCGTTGGAATGGGAATGGGTATGCCCCCACATCGGTCCAAACTTCCGATGAACTTTCACCCATCAAATAGACTTCACGATGATCGGCAATCAATGCCACCAAATCATCAGGCGAACCGTCTTTACTAGCAAAACTCAGATTTGACGAAATAGGAGAAAGCAGATTGCTTGCCCCCCATTGTTGTGAATCTGGGTTGTTATAAACAAAATAATTGTCAACAATGTCAACTGTGTTAGCGCCAGTAAAGGCTCCATCAGACGATGGCAAGACCGACCAATTCAACGCATAAACAGTTGTTGAAGCAACCGTCTGACTTGTGCTTACTGTGTAAGTTCCTGTCCCGCCTGTGCCTGTTCCCAATGCCGTAATGATTGTTCCAGTTGTAATGCCTGTTCCTTGCACAGTCTGACCAACGTACAAAGTTCCGCTAATCACAGCAGTTACAGTAAGAGTTGTTGTTGTAATTGAACCAGTAACAACCGCGCCAACCGATGTTGAATTCATTAACTCACTTGCAACAGTTTGTGAGCGATTAACTGTATATGTTCCAACGCCACCAGTTCCTGTGCCAAGTGCAGTAATAACTGTTTCAACCAAAATGCTTTGACCGAAAAGACCTTGACGAATACCCAAAGTGCCGTTTGTTATTGCTGTGACAGTCAAAGTCGTGCCACTGATTGAGCCAGTAAAAACAGCAGAAGACGGGCTAGAAATGCGCCATGTATAACGGTTAATTCCATCAACGATGTAGACGTTAATCCCGTTATCCGTGATTCCGACCCTGCCTGAATCTGTATTTAACTGACCAACCATTGTTGGCACAAACGTAGAAGTCAAGGCATAAACATATCGACCACAAACGGCGACCATCAAATCACCGCCAGATAATGTACGCATCCCACGAATTTCAGCTTGATTCTGAAAAACGATCTTTGAAGTAAGACCTGGCGTTGGGTACAAAGCAACCACGCCACGCTCACCTGGCGCTTTTAACGGGTCAATTTCAGGAAAGAAATTTACGCACTCTTGTGCATCTTGGTAAATGCTTGGCGCTTCATAACTTGGTCCAACAAAGCCAAAATCAGGCATATCAGTCCCTTAAATAAAACCGCCAGTAAGAATCCAGCCAGCATCTTTTGCCTTGTTAACCAACAGAGCGTCAGGATAACGGGCAGACTGAAGCGGCGACATATTTGTTCGTTTCAACGTAGCTTTCGCTTGTGCAGCGTAAGCGTTAATCATTTGAATTTGAGTTGTTGAAATCTTGCCATACATAGGCATCAAACGCTCTGCCAAGCACCAACGCAAGGCCATTGAGTAGCCTTGTGGCAAGACAATATCTTCATAAAGACTGTCGTAACGAATGAACAAAGTGTTTGCAAACAAGTGCATTTCACCCTGAGAAGGACTAGGCCAGACAAACAGGTTGCCTGATTCTTCATTTGGGTTGTAATAAATCGCCTTGGGCCAAGGACCGTTTAAAGTCTTCAGACCAATCATTTGATAGTCTTGCAATGCCAATACGGAAATCGGGTAATCCAGACCACCGCTGTTGATTGGTTGACCGTTTGACGTTGTGTTGATACGCACAAATGCAGAATCAATGCTCAAAGGCTTTTGGTAATTGGCGGTGATTGTTGTTGCGGCAACGGTCTGTGAAATGTTTACGCGATATGTACCAGCTTGAATGACGTTACCGCCACCACCAGTAATTTCCAACGTAATCTTTGTCCCATCAGCAATGCCGCTACCACTCAAGATTTGACCTTGTGCAACAGCGCCAGAATTGACGGTTGTGACAGTCAAAATGTCGCCATCAATTGAGCCTTCAAAAGAAGCACCAATGAAGTTTGTTGTCTCTGGATATGGACCAAGACTATATTGAACTTGCCCAGAAATTACTGGAAAGATGATTTCCGTGACGTTGAAAACCATCATGTTCTCGTTTGACCATTGGTCAACAAGATCATTCATCATTTCAAAGGCATCTTGAGCCGCTTCAATCGTTGGCGTTTCGCCAGCTTCCAAAGCGCCAATGTCTTTTAGCGCACGACTAATAATGTCTATTGGCTTTGTCATGGCCTAACCTTAAATGTTCGGTGTGAAAATTTGAGGTAGCCACGGAGCGACAACAACATTTTGTTTTTGCAATGTCTGCAACTGCTCTACCAGCCTCGATTTTATTACACATTTACCGTCTACAACAGAAGAATCTTCAATCCACTTCACCACAAGTTCTTCGGTAACTTCTGCAAAAGGGACTGACTTTTCTTCAGCTTCAAACCGCCAATTACCTTCTGTTTCCACAGATAAATCATCTTCCGAAGCGGTGCAATGGTACTTGGCAGACGTAATTTGACCGTTATCGGCTGAAAGTTCTAAAATTTTCCAGTTGAAATGTGTCATGGTTTACTCGTACAAAATGTTAATAGAACCAGCGTCAAAGGTGTCTGTGCCATTAACCGTGGTTATGCGAACCATGTTTAACACTCCAGCAAGAGTCTTTGTGCCTGTGGTTGTAAATTGAACAGTTAAGGTAACTGAATTTCCCATCAAACCTGAACACACCCAAGTATTACCAGAAATGTTTGTCAGCACTATTGTTCCGTTTACTGAATAAGATGCCAAGTTTGCGTAAGCTATAAAACCAGCAGTTGATGTTGTAAGTGTGTTGGTTGCTTGCACATTATTACCAACAGAATCATATCCAGTTGTTTCAGGAGTTCCTCCAGTACCAATACGTACCAACCACAAACTTGTGCCGCTTGTAGACACGCCATTCATCATCACAGTGATACGCTTAACACCAGCAGGAATACCAGTGAAGTCAATGCTAGTGCCTGACGTAGAAGCCACAGCAGTACCAGAATTAATAACTCCAGTTGTGGTTAGGTTTGAGCCATCTAAAACGATTGCCATTTAAACCCCCAATGCACGAAGTTCAGCAGTTGTGGTGCAAGTATCAACCAAATTGGTCAAATCACGCAAACGCTGTTTTTCAGCCACGATTGCAGTTGTATCAGCCCCAGTTTCCAAAGCACGTTGGAAAGCCACATCTTGAGCAACCAACAAAGGCTCACGTTCAGCGCGTAGACGGGCTTTAGTAAGTTCTTTGGCTTTGTCAAGATTGACAGTTACCACGCCATTAGCCAGCTCCCAAGCATTGAAGAAGTCATTGTCTGCTTGAGGCAGTTCGCTATCTTGAACGATGATTGAGTGGCTAGGTGTGTCCTTGGTTTTGACAGCGTTAATGTTTAGTTCGCCTGTTGGTACGCATACGCTTACGTTACCATTGTCGTTTGTAAAAATAATTACGTTTGCCATGATTTTTCCTTAATTTCCAAAGATATGAACTGCCACAATAGAAGCATCTGTTCTAGTAAATGTGTCTGTTTGGTGGGTTGACACTTGAACTGCTGATGTAGTCTGTGTATTTCTTAACGAAAAATCACATAAAGCAGTTGATTGGGCCTGATTAGCAGACCCTACTGCGGCATAATTGGCATCTGCAAGAGCATTTGTAAAATTTAAAGTGTAATCACCAGTTGCGTTTTTTGTTACAGAACTAACATTGTAATTAGCCCTTGGTGTAATTGTTCCAGATAAAGTTCCGTCAAAGTTAACCCAAGCTAAAGCATTGGTTGTCACGCCGTTGGATTGCAGCTTCATCACGCCAGATCCATCGGCTGTCTGGACTAATCCGTTTGAAGGTGATGCGTTGATTATGGTTGTCATGTTGTCACCTTAACGGAATACTGCGACTGAAACCACAGTGGAATCTACGTTATTTCCACTTGTGTCACGTTGAGGGAAAACTCTTGCTGAAGTTGTTGTTAAGGTTGTAAAACCACATCCAGGATAAGCAGAAGAATCAATATAATGACCTAATACAACAGAATAGTTGGCATCTGGCAGCGCAGTCGTGAAGTTCACCGTGTAATCCCCAGTTCCGTTTCTAGTTACACTGCTAATATTAAAAGACGCACGAATGGCTGCTGTTGTTACACCATTAAAGTTCACCCAAGCACGACACAGCGTACCCGTCTGAGTACCATTGCCATCATTAAATTGCGGTGGGGTTCCAGCCGTTGAAGACTGAACCACATCTACGTTTGCTGTTCCATAAGCCATTACAGTACCACCCATTTAGAGCCACTAGAAACAGTGACTGTCACGCCTGAAGAAATAGTAACTGGTCCTGCGGACATTGCACTAGAACCGCTAGGAATTGTGTAACTCGCAGAAATAGTTTTATTGTTTATATAAATTCCGTTTGAAGCATTTACAACTGTTGAACCCAATGTTCCTGTGCTTGGATTAAACTGAAGTTTTGTAGAAGATACGTTCTCGCTTGTCACAGAGCCTGTTGTGGCGCTTGTAAAAGTCAAATAACGGGTTGCATTTGTCGTTGTATCGTCTGAAATCGTAATCCCAGAAGATGCAGCAGCCGCCCAAGTAGGCACACCGCCAGCCAATGTCATCACATAACCGTTAGTTCCAGCCGCCAAGTAAGTGGTCGCGCCTGAGCCTGTTTGGTAAGGCACAGAACCGTTTGCCCCACCAGCCAAGTTTGTCGATGTAGTCGCACTTGTCGCAGTCGCGGCATTTCCACCAATCGAAAGGCTTGAAGCCGTACCTGTAAGACCAGTACCCGCGCCAGAAAAACTGGTTGATGTTAAAACGCCCGTAGACGGGTTAAATTGGTACTTGGTAGAACTTGTGTACTCTGTTGAAATTGAACCGCTTGTAGCGGCTGCAAACAACGGGTAACGGGTTGCGTTTGTTGTTGTGTCGTCAGTCAGCGTAATAGCTGCGGCTGGCGTTGTCCATGTTGGCGCACTTATGCCGTTTGAGGTTAGAACTTGACCTGTTGTTCCAGCAGATACAAAAGATGTAGCGCCTGAACCAGACTGATAGGGAACATAACCAGCGCCACCACCAGCCAAATTGGTTGCACTTCCAGCCGCGATTGTGCTTTGTGCTTGATTAGCCCAATATCCTGCTGTGCTGTTGTAAACAATTACATCACCATTGCTGAGTGTTCCAAATTGAACGTTGCTATCAGTGCCACCCAAAACAGAGCCTGAGTTCACACGAATTTGGATAACACCACCGCCAGATGAACCGCCGTTAACAACCGCAGCCATTTGGACTTTGACATTTGGAGCAGATGGCTTGGTTTTTGTTAGTCCACCAGTTACGGCAGGGTTGTACCAAAGAATGTCACCGTCAGCATATCCAGAAGTATTTACGTTTCGTAAGATACCAAAAGACTGAATCAATCCAAAACCATTATTAGCAATGCTTTCAGCAGCAACGCCCATAATGTAAGCACCATCAGTTACCCCTGTGGCTGGCGCAGCCGTAATCACGCCAGAAGCCCCAATAGAGCCTGTAAACATGATTACTTCACCTTTGGTAATGGCTGAAGATGCTTTGATGTAATAAAACTGATCTTCACCAACCTTTTGAGTGACGTTTGTAGTCATCCCAATATTTAAGGTTGTGCCACCATCCCAATAAACCTTGCCAACAGCCGATGTAGGTGTTGCCGAAGTATTGAAAGAAACAGAATCAAATGAAGACCATTCGCCACTTACAGTGGGAGCGTTAGCCAAAACAATGCTGCCAGTTCCAGTTGTGGAATTGCTTGATGCAGCAGTTAATTGACCTTGAGCATTAACTGTAAAGTTTCCGTAAGTGTAAGAATTAGCTGTGACACCAGTGTTAGCAATCGCCGCAGTAACAGCCGCTGAACCGTTGTAAGACGTACCTGATAAGCCTGTTCCCAATGTCAAGGCATTAGGGTTTACCGCAGTAATCGTTGCAGAACCACCCAAAGCAATAGTTGAGCCGTTAACAGTAATCGTGCTGTTTGTCAGCGCACCGTTAGGAATGGAACTGAAGTTAGTACCTGCAAACGTAGGAGCAGCGCCAGACGCAACCGATTGGTTTAGCGTGTAGCTTGCGTTCCAAGTTAGCGTGTTTGTGCCGTTGTTAACGCCTGTGCCGCCGTTTGTAGGGCTGACCAAACCGCTTGTGATCTGAGTGCCAGCAATGGCAATGTCTTGGTCTGTCAGGCTGGTCAATTGACCTTGAGCGTTGACAGTCGCCGTAACGGTCTTTGATGCCGAACCTTTTGTCGCAGCAGTTACGCCAGTGTTTGTGATGCTAAACGTATTAGCCGCAAGGGTTAAACCTGTGCCAGCGTAATAAGTTCCAGAACCAGAAAATTGAACAAACGTGATTGGAGTTACGTTAATCGTGCCAGTGTCAGCAGATGTTGAAACCCAAGCTGTGTTTATATTGACAGAACCGAAAACAACGACTGTGTAAGCGCCAGGCACTTCTGACCAAACATCCATGTCGGTAGATCGAACCCAAGCGCCAGAACCAGCAATGTAAATGCCGTTTTCTGAAGCTGTGCCTTGGTTTTTAACCAAAACACGGTCGCCAGCCAACGTTGTGTATGTGTCAATCGTTTGAAGGCCAGACAGCGTGATTGCACCAGTTGTCGCGCATTTCACAGCTTGTTTTGGGTTTAAACCTTGGGCAATTGCATCAACATATTGTTTGTTGGCAATGTCAGTGTTTGACGTTGGGGCCGTAGCAATTTGACCTGTTGTCGTTGAGACATTGGTAAACACGCCAGTTGAAGGCGTAGTTGCACCGATTGTCGTGCTGTCAATCGTGCTGTTTGTGATGTGCAGACCTGATTGGTCTGGGTTCACAGTCGCATAAAACGGCTTTCCCTGACCAATAAAGGTTTGAAATTCACCGTCAACGTCAAAATATGCCTGAACAGGCAGTAAGTTTTGGTTTTCGGATTCGGCGGGGTCAGCCATAAAGCCCCCTTAAAAAGCGATTGGGGTAACGTAAACGATAGAAGGACCAGCAGCAGAGCCAATCATTCTCACATAAGTGGGAGTTGTTGGA